CCCACATTGGTTAAATGTGAAAACATGACGTTAGTCGATTTGCTCACGGCTGAGCTCGATAAATTGACAACAGTTGGATGTGGTAGTAACCCGTCCACACTGTCGTTACGTACGGTAAACGATAGTGACTTGAATCCCACGGAGCAGGAAAGCCGACCTGTATCTGTACATGACCGTACTACTGCCTTGATCAAAGGCTTGTGCTTGATCCTCCGACACCATGGTGCAACGGACGCGATCATTTTGGAACTTGTTCGACAAGTCGAAAGTTACTTAGATAAGAATCTTAACGAGAAGGAATGGATGAAGAGTGCAAAGCATCTTCTGACCTACCCTCTGGCCAAGTATCTTCGTAACGAAGCTCCGGCATCTACAGGACGCGACTTTAAGGCGTCGGGTGCCCTCAGAAGGTGGATGAAAACTCGTCTTACCTGTTTTAACAGGAAGAACACACACTTCTGGTACAGTTGGTTCCAGGCGAAGAGATCTGCTTTGCCTGTGTCTGAGGAGATGATTCGCCAGACATATGAGGAGCATTTTATAGCTCTAACTCGAGAAGATGATGGACAAGAAGTCATCATCGATGCCATTTTCGAGGATCCTACATTCCAGTGTATCTTACACGATGTGAAAACTGATGTTGCTCAGGTAGACTTTGATAGTTTCTACACTAAGGCACCCTCGACGAACGCCTCTTTTGAGTGTTCGCGTGGTATGGGAGGACAGCAACGTGAATTGCTTAATCTTGCTGAGAGTGAAGACTACGAGGTTCCGAGAGAATCAGAACTCGTCGCAATGAGATGGTATCCCGCCCGGTACGGTTCGATCGTGAAGTCGAATGTTGTATTGGAGGTGAGAGAAAGGTTTGGTAGAGACTCATGGAACAATCTAAGGAAAGTTGTAGAACTCTTAGAATCTAGCGTGATGCATAAACCTATAGCATGCACGATCCAGGCCGTACTTGAACCAATGAAAGTACGTGTTATCTCGAAGGGGGAAGCGTTGCCATATTATTTTATGAAGCCGTTACAAAAGGCTCTATGGCACTCCCTTGTGAAGATTCCTTGTTTCCGTCTGATCGGTAGGCCCTTTTGCCCGACAGATATGATTGACCTACGCTTGAGAGCTGCTGCACTCGATGAGTGGTTCTCGGTCGATTATTCGGCTGCTACGGATGGCTTGAGTTGGAAATACTCTGGCCGTATTCTCCAGGCTGTAATTTCTGAATTACCCGAGAATATCCAGAATATCGCTATGAGCGTTCTGGGTCCCCACCGGTTGCATTATCCGAGCACTGAAAGAGGTGCCCGCCCCGTCTTTAAGGGGGTTATGCGACGTGGTCAGTTAATGGGTTCCATTCTCTCCTTCCCAATTCTTTGCTTGGCAAATTTGGGAGTGTATCTTTATGCCAATCGAGAGCGTTTTGTCTCGTGGCCTATTGGAGAGATCATCAACCATGTTCTTGTGAATGGTGATGACATGCTTTACGCAGCACCTCCTGCCCTCTGGGGGGAGCATATTGCGGCTGGTAAGGCTGTTGGTCTCAACATGAGTATCGGAAAGTCGTATCACCATTGTGTCTATGCCAATGTGAATTCGACCTCTATTCATTACGATATTCGTGAACCCAAACAGACTCCGTTCCAAATCGATTTCCTTAATACTGGACTGTTTTACGGTCAGCATAAGGTTCAAGGTGGTACCGAAGAAACTGCTGGATCTCATCATGAAGATGCCAACGCTGGAATTATAACTGTTATTCCTGAGCTTCTAAAGGGTTCTCTGCCCATGAAAGGAAAAGACGTTCTTGCGATGTATTTACATGAACATAGAGATAGGATATATAGAGAGACCGCGTTATCGAGTGATACAGGTCTTGTCTGCCGTTCTCAAGGACAGCGTGCGCTCGCCCCTAATCGAGAGATCGATAGTCGGGTTCCAGAGCGGGTTCTGACGAGGAATATATTCTTGCCTGAAGGAGTTGGTGGTATGGGCATAAGAGCCCCCCAAGGTTTTAAGTTTAAGGTAACGAAGTCCCAGCGTGCTCTCGCATACGAGCTGTGGAGTCGTTATACCGTACCGATTGCGAGCCAAAGGCCGATTGGCGGTATGGGACGAGTCTTGAGTGAGACCGTGTCCTACCCTGGTGGTGAGTATACGATGGAAAGC